GCGCGCAATGTCGTCTCAACTTCGGTGTATGTCGGCGCATGCGCTGGCCCGCCTTTGGTTCGCTGCGTCAGCACCACGTCCTTGCCGAATTTGTCGATCAGGCGGGTGGCCGCGGCAACGCTGCCGGTGTAGTCGAAGGCGGTCATTCTGGAACCTCACCAACCTCAAGCATCATGGGAAACGGACGATCGACACCCACAATCCGAACATGGATGCTGGCACCAGCGTTTAATGCGGCCAATTCGTTCGGATCTGGTTGCCAAGCGGTCAAAACCGATGGCACCTCCCCCATGACGCTGTCATTCACGGTCTCGATCCTCGCGGAGTTGATCACCGAATTGGCTTCATTATTGGACATGGCAGTCTCCTTTTATCGCCAATTCCATTGCGGCGCAGCACCGCGCTGCGTTCCGTTGAGGATAGGCGCAAGGGACTGCAATACCAACCCGTATTTGGCTTCCTGAGATGCCGCGTCCGCGTACTCTGTTTCTTCCTCGATCACGTCCACCTTGACGCGGGTGCGTTTGATATCGCCAGAGATGTCAGCATCGGCAGACAGGCGGGCAGTGACAGCGCGTGCAGCCAGTTCGGCGGTCGCATCCTGCAATTGGGGCGGCAGGTCGGGCAGATCAAAGCCCTCATCATCCTTGGCCTTAACGCGCGGCCATTCCAAGCCCTGCACATAGCCAGCACGGACCCCGCGATATGCAGACGACAGGGAGGCGTCGAGGTGTGACGTTGCTTCGCGGGCGGCACCCTCTTGGGTAGCCTCGTCAGCGGCAGCCCAAGCGGTTGCCTGAGCGGTGTGGCTGCGATCCGCCCAGAAGGATGTGATGTAGGCGACAGACGCATAGGCGGCGGCACTCGCAACGCCTGTCCCGTCCTCAACAATCAGGCTCATATCTCGGTCACTTCCCGTTCAATGTGGACCTGACCCTGCAAGGCGCGCGTCACAACTGCGCCGTCGATCAGGTCAAGGTCATAAATCATCGAAACGCAGCGTGTGAATGTGCGATCAACAGGCTTGGCTTGCGTCAGATGGAACACGCTATCAAGCAGGCTCGACGTCTGTGCTGCGCTCATTGCCATGGTCACGGTGCCATCGGCTTCCAGCGTGATGGTCCCCTGCCGATCATCACCGGCGGATGAGGACAGGAACGCCTCAAGGGCATGGCTGAAACCGACGCGGATGGACATGCGGGCGGTGAAGCCCGAAACGTCCACCGCATTGCCGGGTGCGTCCAGAAAGGTGAACGCGAACGCCCAGGTCTCCCCTTGTCTGATGCGCAGATGTTGGCGGACGGTCATCAGGTTAGGTTCTCAGTGCCGCGATTGTGCTTGCGGCCAGAAGTCTTGCTCTTTTTGTCCTCTGGTTCCGGGGTGTTCTTGACAGGAGCGCCGGTCTCAGGTGCGCCGGAAAGCATCTTGTTGGATGGCGCGCTTACAGCGGCATCCTGATCAACGACATCGACAAAGCCTTCGTCGCGCAATCCGCGATAGGCTGTGCCGGGGATATCAACGGTCTGATCAATCGAGAGAGGTTCGGGTGTCACACCATCACGATAAAGATCGAATGGTTTCAGAATTTTGCAGAAAGGCATGGCTCACTCCACCGTTAAAGGTCTGCCGGGGCCAAAATCGACCCCGGAATTTATTGTAAGAGCCGATTAGGCGGGCGGGTTCGCCGTTGGGCAATCGTGCGGATGGCCGAGGATTGCCACCACAGACAACGGCGCGTTTCCGGTGTTTCCGACCGGCGTGATCTCAAGCGAAACGTATTGCGCACCGCCTTTGTAGCCGATCTTGCGACAGGCATCGTCATCGGCAAACGTGAAGGCAGCAAGCGCTTCGGTGCCAATGATGAATGTGTCGGCAACAGCCGTGTGTGCTGACTGAGTGGATGTGGACCCGTCCTGCACTTCGACCGCAAACGTCGCGTCGGTATCAGCCAGCGTTCCCGTCTGGACAATGAAAGTCACAGATTCGTAGCCAGCGGTATCAATGGCTGCGGTAGTAAGCACCGTGTTGTCTGTTGCGACAACGGGTGCGAGAGCGACAACCGCGTGGATGTCGTTCATCAGATCACGAGTAGACATGACCTATCTCCTTTGGATAAGAGTTGAAAAACGGGAACCGCGCCCCGGCATGGGATGCGGATTTATCTCATGCGATCCGCTAGATTACGCGGCGCACTTCAATGTTTTGATGGCCTCGCCCAGCGTCACCTTGCCGCCAACACGCTTCCGCATGATGTAGCGGATTTTGCCGCCAGTGGCTTGGCTGTAGGGGTCGCGCAGCAATTCCATGGCGATCCGGTCGATCCAAGTATATCCACGCCGGAAGTCGCCGTAAGCAATCGGCAACGAACCGGCGCCAGCGTCAGGCATGTCTGGCATCTCGACATAGGGATCACCGTCGATTGCGTTCGGACGACCCTGCGCAATACCAGGCTGCCAGATGTAGTTTTTCTGAGCATCCTTCAACGTGCGAACCTGACCCATCGTGGTCCGGTTCATGAGGAACGTCGAGTTGCGCGCATATGCAGATTTCAGCGAATACTTCATCGCCAAAATGCCATTGGCCTGACCGTCTACGTCAGCGATTGTGGTCGCCGATCCTGAGTTCGTAAAGGTCACATCAGCATGGTTCAGGAAGCCTTCCGGCTGACCAATACCAGAGCCCAGAACAAACGACGTACCTTCGGCCAAAGCGAATTGCTCGGACGCCTCAGTCTGGATTTCTTCTGTGATATTGAATACCGAGTCCTCCAACAGCGCGTTGGTGATGTCGATCAGCGCAAATAACTCATGAGTGGTGATCTCATGTGTACCCCAGCGCAGACCATCGGTCTCTACTTTGGTGCCTTGCTCGGCAACCCACTGAGCTGCGAATGTGCCGGTGCGCTTGGGGATTTCCACAGCGCGCATACCGGTCTGACGAACGCGGGCCAACGTGCGGACCGGCGAAATCTCGATCACCGTCTTGATGATTTCGCGGACCATCTCGATTGGTGCCAGATATCCCCCTTCGGAGGATGTGCCAATATTCAGCGCCTTGTACTCGTCAATGACGCCCGTGATGTGCTTGCGCTCACCGTCGGACAGACCGATTTCTGTGTACTGGATGGCCTTGACCGCAGCCTTTGCCCAATCTGCCGACTTCATCATCCGCTCTTCGTCAGTCGAGCGGGCATTCATGCCGGTGTTCAGGCGGTTCAGGACTGTTTCGATCTGGTCAAATTTGGTGTCCAATTCTTTCACTGCATCAGCGGTCTTTTCAGCTGAAGTCAATTTAGCGTTGAGACCTTCCATACTGTCAAACAGGGTGTTGAGCTTCTTCAACTCTGCATCCGCGATAGGATCGGACAGACCCTTCTCGATGTTCTTCAGTCGCTCGTCGTTCTTCTTCTGGAACGTGTCCCATCCACCCATGAACTCTGTAATGGCCTTTTCGCCTTCGGTTGGCGTCTTGGCTTTGGCGGGCGTCACTGTGTCGTCCTTGTGCTCAAGAACACCGGTGCCACGGCCCATGTCGGCCGCAGACATAGCGATCAGCGCCATTGTGCGTGCTGGGCCCACCAGCGCGTTGTAAGGTTCGGTTTTCATGACTCTATCTCCTAGATTTGTGATTAAACGGAGCGGAATTTCGCAGCCGCAGAACGCAGAGCCTCAGCGAAGCCTGCATCGACCGTTCCCTCACCTGCATCACGCAGACTTTTGAGACCGGAATGGCCATGAGCCGTGAAGGCTTTGGCCTCGGTTCGAGAAAGACCGGCATCGCGCAGGACTTGCTCGAATATCTTTGGAGCAGCGTAAATGCCACCCGCATCCTTTACTGACGTAACGCCAGCCAAGTAATTCATTGGGAAGGTTACGACAGACGTTTCCCACAATTCGACTTCTTGCACCAATCGCGTCCCATCATTTTCGTCGCGCTGCGCTTTGACTGTCCGGAAGCCGATGCTCAAGCCTTCTATCGCCCGCTCTTTGAGCAAGATATGGACTTCTTTAGCCTTTGGGATTTCGGTCAGCAATTTGCCTTTGCAGTAAAGCCCCTTGCTGTCCTCGTACATTTCAAGCCATTTTCCGATTACGACACCGGAATCGTGCTGCCATAGCATTTTGACTTTTGTGGCAGGAATCCGAGACAGCGATTCCGCGAATGCACCCGGAGCAACGATATCCCCCCCGCCGTCCTCGTTGCCGAATATTGAAGCGTAACCCTCAAATGTGCCATCCTCCGACACCTCTTTGAGTTCCAGTGCAGGCGCACCATACTGACCCCTAAACATGCTGTCTTTGCGCTCAAATATCGTCTTCATCATCCGTTTCCTCGTCATTGGCTGCCTGATCATCAATTTCTTCATCTTGATCGTCCTCGACAAGCGCCAGCGCGGCGATTACCACGTCCTCTGGCTTTGTGCCTTGCTTCACCAGCCCGACAGACAGCATGTAGCGCGTCAGCGGCTCCATGCCGACCGTCACTGACGCTTTGACAAGTGAAGACAGAACCGCACCGTCAACCTTGCGCAGGGAGTTTGCATTCCGTGGGCCCCATCCCAATTCTGATCTGGCCTCGTCTGCATCAATCACTTCCTTGTCGAGCAGCTCGCACACGCTCTTGCGTCTTTTCTCGCGGCGAGGTTCCAGTGCGGATACCGAATCCAGATCAGGCGCCAGCATCATGCCATCGCCATAGCGCGGGATCAGCCAGTTATTCAGTTCATCGCAGAACAGATCAACCAGAGGCAAAATCGTGTTCTCGTAAAGCTCCAATTTGGCTTCTTTGACGTTGTTGTAGGTCGCATCGCCGGTGACGACGAGGACGTGCGGAACGCCGAACGCTTGACAGATATCGCGGGCCGCATCCTGCTTGTTGTTATCAAAATCCATGTCGGCTGGCGAAAGGCCGAATTGTTCCCACTTGATCTTACCGTTCAGAACCATGGGCCGCCCAGCGTTGTGGGGGCCAGTGTGGTTCTTGGAGAGTTGATCATATGCCTTGTCGATTATTTCTTTTGGCGCGACCTGTGCCTGCCCTTGAATATCGAATGGCTCATAAACGAGCGCACCGGATGGCCGCGCGCCATTGTCCAGCAGCGCTTTGTTGTGATCAGAGGATGCAGAGTGCCGATCAACTCCCTTGGACGCAGGAATGATGCGGCTCAGGCCGTACCAATCATCTGTGGGGTGAAATTCCTTTATGTGGCATATCTGGCTGGCACCGGTGATCGGGTTCACTCTCCAATTCTTTTTCTGCCCGCCACTCTCGTAGAAAAACTCCGCAGGAATACCAAACGCGCCCGGTGTGATCCGCATGCGATCAGGGCGGTGGCTGAACAGTTCGCGCGGCTCCCCATTCTCAGGACCGTTGGCTTCAAAATACGAATTTCCGCTGACCAGAAGATAGCTATAAGCCGCCTCGAACAGCGCCGACCCGCCCTGCATCGGGGAGGGTCGAGACAAGAGTTTAAGGACCGGATGATCTTCGGCCAGCGTCTTGTCCCGAAGGTGCAGTTGCCACGCCACGCTGGCCGCGCAAATCGCAATCATTTTGATGCAGCGGAACCCGACCGGGTTGAGTACATATGCCTCGCGAGTCAGATGTGCATAGTCGTGCTCTGTCCATTGAGGTTGGCCGACAACATGGGCGGAAATGACAGAGCCAGCCGCGGAATATTTGACCTCGGGCGTGAACGCAGGCTCGACGCGGGGCCGGTCGTCGCTCTTGTTGCCGCCAAAGAAGTGGCTGAAAATGCTCATTCGTTGTCGTCTCCGCCCACGTACCATTCGAAGGTTTTCATTTGCACCAGTTCGGAGAATGCGCGCGATGCAGCATCAACCTGGTCTTTGTATTTTGACGCCGGGAACAGACCGATTTCATCCAAGAAGTCTTTGTTCCAGTCGCCCGCAAGCAGCATCACGTTGCCGATTTCGACTGCGCCGATAACGGCTGCGCCCGCGTTTCCTTGTCGCCGGTCTCAGGGTTGGCGTGGTAATTGTGCCCCGAACATGCCTTGATGATTGCAATAGCCCATGCCTTGCCGCCTGAGCCGGGGTCCTGCGGGATCGAACCGAGGATTGGCCCGAATTGCGTATCGTCTTGACCGGCTGTGTTTGAAATAAGCGTTTCGACCTCAGCAGACGTGCCGCGTTCCCGCTTCATATTGGCGATGATGTATCCGCCATCTGGCCTGCGCCCCATCAGGCAACCTGCGGTATAGGCCGACGTGCTTTTCTTGCTGGCAGCCAAGTCCCACGCCCGCACCCATTTGCAACCGGCAGGAATCGCGCTGACGATCACAAAATCGCTGCGCTTGAACATTCCACCCTGACGCGGGGCCGGTCTTTGCTGGTTCTGCCCGGCGTGGGCATATTCGCCCATTGCCTTCTTGTCCCGATCGACCACATGGCGCGGAAAGCGATCAGTGAACAGCAATTCGCCATCGTCGGTTCGGGGGTCTTGGTCATAAACCTCCTGCAATGGCAGTTTTTCCACCGCCTCGATCATATCCTTGGGCACCGCCGCGCCATCGGTGAACCACGTCTGCGATGGGCTGTGATAACGCGCCTCCAGTTTCGGGCTATCGAAGTGCGTCGGACAGACAACGCTGTAGCAACGCCGCTCAGGCTCAAACTCCATCGGCAGCATGACGTGCTGATATCCCAGCTCACTTGCCAGAATGTGCCCGCTCACGTCGTCTTGGTTCAGACGCTGCATGATGATGATGATCACCGAATTGATGGGGTCCACCAGTCGCGACGTCAGGGTCTCTTTGAATATCCGCACCGACGTTTCACGGGACACGTCAGAGTTTGCCGTTTCAGGGTTCTGCGGATCGTCCCAGACAACAAAGTGCCCACGTTTCCCCGTCATACCTGCAACCGCACTCGATTGCCGGAATCCACGGTGGTCGTTTTCGAAGAATGTCTTTTCGTTCTGGTCGCTGACAATCTGCGTCGGCCAGCGACTCTGATACCACTGGCTTTCCACCAGCAGGCGGGTGCGGCGATTGTCCCTCGTTGCCAACCCTTGTTCGTGAGAGGCGCCTATAAAGCGCATGCTGGGCATACCGCCCGGTCCCCAGAGCCAAGCCGGAAAGAACACGCTCGACGTACTCGACTTCGATGTGCCAGGCGGGACGTTGAACAGCAACCGCGTAACCTCGCCACGCGCTGCGGCCATCAGGTGATCAGACAGGCAGTCCATATGCCAATTGTGCTTGTAGACTTCGCCCGGCTCCAAAACAGGCCAGCCCATCTGGACAAATTCGCTCAGGCTCCGTTTTGCAAGTTCGCGATCAACATTGAGTAGGTCAGTCCGGTTCATCGACAACGGAAAGCGCGGCAGCGCGTATCTCTTTCAGTGCGGCAGTGCTGAGACCAGTTGTATCAATCGTTGCGCTCTCCACTTGGATCGGCACCCCGTTCTTGCCGCCAACCGTGGTGTGCCGCGCATATCCGCGATCCTTGCCCTTCAACTCCATGAACCAGCGGCAGGTCTGATAGTCACCCGCCTTGATCGCCTTCACAATCTGGCCCTCAGCCATGTCCAACACAGTTTCGTCGCTCTCGTTGATCGTGTGCGACAACTCAGGATTGGCATTGATGAAACTGTAGAGGGTGGTTCGGCTGCAACCCAACTGCATTGCGGCAGCCGACTTGATCCCGCCTGTATTCTCCAGCGCCGCCTTAACCCGTGCCAAGCTCAACATGTTCGCACGGCCCGGCTTGTCCTGATAATCAGCCTTTGGCATCGGTTTTCGCCTTTTTGCCCGGCTTTTTAACGCGCGATTGTTCAGACTGTCCAACGTCATTATCGTCCAAAACGTCGATTTCGCCCCCATTTTCAACCTCTGGGTGGTCTAAACCCGGTGATTTCGGAGCCCCGTCATCGCTTTTCTCGCCCTCCAGTTGTGAAAGTCGTTCCATCGCGAGTTCTGCGACAAGGCCAATGGCGACTGCACTGTTCTGGACGTTCATCTGTTCCTTTGCGGCTACGATAGCGTCGAACATGGCGTTGAAGTCATCAAAGCGTGCAAGGTGGTGTATGACCTTTGCGGCCTTGGTGGCGCGCTTGATCAGTTCCTCGAATTGCGCGCCGTCTTCTGGTAGGAAAGTGAGGTTGACTTCCTGATAAGCGGGGCCATCCACATTGAAGCCGGTAAGGGAGAGGTCTTTGAGGCCAGAGAACACATCGTCGGTCAGGCCAGAGTATTCCTTGCCGGTCAAATCAAGCCCCTCGTACAGTTGTTCAAGGACCGACAGATCATCCTGTCCACCCACCGCATTATGGGCAAGTTGGACCTCTACACGCCGAGCGGGGCTGATCCAGTTCAGGATCACAATGACGTCGATTTCGAGGAAGCCTGCTTCGCGTGCGCTGGTAACGCGGTGGTTGCCGCTTACAATCTCGTAGGTGGCTGGGTCAGAAAGGGGCTTTCCATCTTCGTCCTGCATCAGCCAGACAAGAGGAAGGCTGGTCAGGACACCATCGCGCGTGATGTTTGAGGTAAGGCGCTTCTGTTGGTCTGCGGTCATAAACCGGGCGTTGGTCTCAAGATGGCGCAGTTGCTTTAGCGGCAGTTTTTTGATTTCCGTTTGGAGCTTGTCCTGTGGACGGTCCATATTTATCCCACCATGTTTCGTAGATTTGCTGCGGCGTCTGATCGACCAGATCGGCCGCGTAT